TCATCTGCTCCATACAGTTAGCCATATTAGACCTCGCTAACTCTTCATGTATGTCCCCACTAATCATGTCCCCCAACATTGGGATAACTAGTTCTTCAACCGGAGCTATTTGTCTTCTATAAGATGTATGCTTTAGTATTTGATTAGCCCAACCATACATACGTTTGTTAAATATCTCAAAGTTATACTCATTCAAGCCTCGCATTTGGTCTTTGAACACATGCTCTCCTATGTGAGTATCGGACAAGGGAGTAACCATTACTTGTGCTTGATGCCCAAATGGGGTCTTATCTGTTTTTTCTATATGTTTTAGAGGTACTGATGGAAATGCTTTAGTAAAATCTTGTATAGTTTCTACAATGAGCTCTTTCTTAGTACTATCTTTTAAAGCAGATAGATATAATTTTTTATAGAAGGCTGCTTCACTTTTATGTGTAGTTACCTTCTTATCTAGTTTTATTCGTTCTGCTAAACTATCTTCTGGGTGTAAGGCCTGCTCCTCTTGAGCTTCCCAAATTTCGCTGTCGTGCCAGCGTTGAATCGTTGTTCGATGAGTCTCTGTCCCGTACTCCTCGTTCACCCACTTTGTTATCGCTGTCCAAGTGGCTCCTAGAGCCCTCCTTTTTATTATCTCTGATTTTGCCTGTTCTGGAATCATAGTTCCTCCTTATCTTTACTATCAGTATCTTACCGCATGTAAAACACTGTAAATCTTTATCCTGATTTTGATACATATGCCCTGTGCACTTTGGACACATTTTAGCATATAACCTATTATTCTCCAACTTTACACGAAAGGACTTTCTTTGTCGTCCTCCTCCATTTCTTCCACTTCACCCCTTTCTTTATCTCTAAATCCACCTGTTACTAACGGACCTTTTTCAGGCCCCGAGCCATAACTAGAAGTCATACCTAATTGAATTTCCACGCCTGCAGGAGCTGTTTGACTAGCATCTCCCTTTTCATCAGGTTTGTTGTCTTTTAAATCTTCATTATCATCTAACATACGAATCTTACGTTCCATGTCATTTTGTTCAACAGCTGCTAATTTGTCTGTCTCAGCATCAAATTCTACTGGGTTCTTTCTTCCTTCTATTTCTTTTGTTTGAGAGTTGATAGTTTCCCCACTAGATTGTTGTCTAAACTTAGCCTCATCCTTTACAAGTGCTTCTCTAACCCACTCAACTAATTCCAAAGTAAAGTCTGTACTTTTCATCATTTTCTTTTGAGGACTTTTATTATTTACAAAAAGACCTAAGCGTTCAATACCCGTTCTTTTTTTGCGTTTCTTTTTACGTCTAGCTCCGCCTCCCCCATAAGTAGGAGAGAAAATACCAGAGTTAGTTGATGTAAATACTGTACCCCCACCATCACCAAAGGAGCCAGATGTAGCAGCACCTGCACCGCCACCACCTCCACCACCATTCTCTTTATAAATTTTTCCCTTACGTTTACTGTCAGTAGAACCTCTAGGGTTTGTAATCCAAGATTTAGATATATTTTCTTCCCAGTCTGTAATTAAATTTCTATCCACTCCATGAATAACTTCGGGGTGTATGTAGTGAGCCCAAGTTGTAGATGTCTCTGTTTCGTATTCACCACTATCTTTTTTAGTTTCTTTCTTGTGCCCTAATACTTCAGCGGCACTTTCGCCAATAATTTTTTGGGCTTCTACTAAGGTCATAGACTCACCAGCTTTATTGAACTCTTCTACAGAAATTTCTGCTGCCTTAGTTGCTGCCTCGTGTCTATAATTATGTACATGAGCTGTCTTGGATTCAGTCGAGTTTTTTATGTATCTATTGTTTTTATCCTGAGTAGTATTAAATATTCTGTCGTCATCACCTTTACCTTCTAAAGCATTTGTTATAATTTCTACCATTCTTGGGTCAGAGGTGTTATAAGTTTGTGGCACGTTACCCTTTCCTATAAAGTCTAATCGAGCAGTACCACCTATTATTTGTACGTGTCTTTTACGCAAAGATAAGAGTCCTACTCCTGTTTCCCCCTCAATATTTTTTTCACTACCATGTCTAATAGGCATATGAGAAGCTATTGATATAACTTTTTCCTCCTCAGTTAAATCTGAAATAGGTTTTTCTGCTAATTTATCTGCAAGTTCTCTAATTTTTGGAATATCTTTTTTGTGGTCTGCATAATTTTTAGCTTGTTTTTCATGTAAATACTCGCTAGAAAAAATTAATTGCATCTTTTTTACCCCTTTTTTCTTATACATCGCTTGTATTGGGGCACGACTATCAGTCGAAATATATATAGCAGTAGCATTTTTCGGAACTAAATTTCTCGGTCTTCCTGTTTCCGTAGTTCCTGCAGACGCATTCAAAACAATCTCCCATGGAATATCACTTGGCTTGGTATCTTTATCTAAATCTACTTTATAAGTGGGAACTTTAAGGTCTAAAAGACCTCCTTTAGGTTCATATCTCGGTTTGAATGTGGCATATCTAGGTCTTTTCTTACCATCATTTGTAACGAATTTCCTAAAATCTAGTATTTCTTGTTTAGTTTTTTCGTCCCCATGTATACCTAACGCATCACCTTCTCCAAGTCTTTCTATCCAATACTCCCCACCTTTAGGGCCTTGATATGTCGGGGTTCCCTTAGGGGCTACTCTGTCTTTTACATAGACAGCATTGTCTGGGATATGAGTTTGAGAGCTTACAAAACTCCCAGAGGAAGGTTGTTTAGTAGCAATGTTTTGTTTCTCGTCTTCAGCCTTAGACAATTCTTCTTCATCTAACCCAAAGTCCTCTAAGTCATAACCATCTTCCTCATCAATAGGGTTAAAGAACTTGTCGTATTCAACACCCCCATCGTTATAGTCATCAATAATTGCATCAGCTAGCTTTGTAGCGTCTTCTAATTCCTTATCGGAATACTCATAAGATGACTCAGAAGGTTGTTCTTCTTTTTTTAAGAATTGATATAATTCATCTATACTAGTAGTTTTCATCTATATCTGTCTCTGTTGGTTCCGTAGGTTTTCTTTGCTCTTGTTTGTTTCTACTAAATCTAGTAGGGTCACCAAACATAGCTTTGTCTACTGTCGTTATTCCATCGTTTGACAATTGTGCAATGTAATCTACATTGTTTTCTGAGAACCACATTTGTGACATGTCCGGAGAAACTTCTTTAATTAAAGGAGATGTAAACCCCTTTTGAAGCAATGATTCAACCCAAGACTTAGAAAGTGATAAATTAGCTCTTAAGGTACTATTCTTTTCCCTTGCTTCTGCATATTCGTCTATATCTCTTTCTTCATCAGGGTGACCTTTGTCATGCCAGTCGGGAGTTACTCCCCCAGTTCTACCCTTAAACTTACGTTGAGACGGTGGCTTATAAGCTTTTTCCATAGCTTGTATCTCTTCTCCACCTTCTTCTGGTGGCGGTTCTTCTCCCTCACCTTGCAACATAGCTTCTTGGGCTTCTTGTTGCTGTTGCATTTGTTCTTCTTGCATTTGCATTTGTTGTTTCTGTTGTTCAAGTCCTAATGCTTGTTGTTCGGCTGCCATCTTTGCTGTAGGCATTGGGTCTCCACTAATAATAAAATCAGCCTCCCATAATGGGACATCTTGCTCTTTTAGTTTTATATCAAACCCTAAAGCTGCAAATTGATTTATAATAGCAATCTTTTGTTGAGCAAAAGCTAATCTAGTATTTTCAGCTTTTTCCTCTGGTTGTGGAAGGTTGATAGTATAGTCTGTAATACCAAAAGCATCTAATAATTGTGGGATTACTTTTTCTTGGAATAATCTTTGGTCTCCTTCAACCACACGACTCATTACTACTAATTGTTGTGTCTGTGTAGATAGACCCCCAAATGCTTCTGGAGCCCCCTGCCATGCTGGGGTAACACCCCACATAGCTGCTACACGTTCTCTAACTTCTTCTCTTACTGGTAAATAATCCATTTCTTGTAGGCTGTGGAACAACCTTACCATGTCTACTCTACCTCTTTGGTTTCTAGCAGATACTGCCACCATAGGTATGTAGTTAGGGTCTAGTCTTGTTTGAGCTGCAATATGTTCTCTTTCTCTACGCAATGACTCTGGGTCATCAGTAGTTACCATCAACATACTTGCAGGCATCTTTCTTTCAAAGAAATATCTATATAGGTTCTTATCCATACCTACTAACGTTAATGCCTTTTCAAATATGGTAAGTATTGGTGACCATCCATATGTTTCAGATGGTGAGAACTTTGATAAATGAATAATTTCAGAATCTGTAAAGTACATGTGAGCACTTCTATGATAATACTTGTACATAGCTGGATGAAGAATAACATTACAATCATCTGTTACACATGTCCCACCAGACTCTTGAACTACTTCTCTATGTATAGGGCATATAAAATGTGTATTTTTGGGTAACCCTGCTTGGTCTAAATCAAACTCTACTAGGGCTGGGTTTAATCTTCTAATCTCTTGAAGTCTTGAAGTAACCTTACCATCCCCAGAATCTTTATACTCTTTAGCTAAATACAAAAACCCATCATCTAATGAGTTTACATCAAAATGAAACTGTCTAAGAACTTCTTCCATACTTTGGTCAAAAACATTACAATCCTTTAGCCAATTCAAAAGTCTTTCTTTTTGTTCAGTGTCTGGGTTCTCTATTTTAGGAACTATTTCTAAACCTCTTCTGAAAACCTCTCCTGTGATATGTGATAAAGGTCCTCGAATTTCTTCCACAGACATAGCAATAGTTTGTAAGTCTTGTACTAATTGCTGACGATATGCCATTTGGTGTCTGACCCAAGTATTAACTACTTGGTCAAGACCGATTGTAGGTGCTGCTCCAGTATCTCCAGTAGATTTCATAACCTCAAGCAAACTTATTTGTTTGTTCAAGTCTGCCATCTGCTGTTGCATTTGAGGAACTTGAGGCATATATTCAGATAATTTCATTATTAATCCCTGCTTAGTTTAGTCATATCTTGCATGGATACTAATTTTAATATGTTGTCCATGGCTTTTTCCTTTAGTTCAAACTCTTCAGAGTGAGAAGCTACTCGTTCTATTTTTTGTTTCTCACCTTGTGTTTTATCAAGTTCGGTTTTTAGTCTATCTATCTCTATATTTTTTGTCTCAATCTCATGCTCTAGTTCAGCAGTATCAACATCTGAAGTAAAATTAACATTCTCTAACACTCCCTCACTTGCAGCTTCCTTTATTAGGGCAATAAATTGACCCTCAGATAAAGCTACTACTGCTGGGCTGTCATCAGGGATATCATCGTCAGCACTCATTTGTTTCAACTCAGCGTGCCAAGTATCTAATATTCTCCAAGTGTTCTTATCATCTTTGGTAGCTACATACTGCTGCCCTGAATCTGATAACATATTACCAATTACCATAAACTTCTCCTAATTCTTTTCTATCTTTATATTATACTATAATTTTCGTATTTACTAAGAAACCACACAAGCACTCCACCCACAGACTTTACAAGTGTGACACCCAGACTCAAAAATTATATTAGGGTCATCACAACAATTATGGTCTGGCAGAGTAATATTTTGACTAATCATGTTATTTTCTAACTCAAAGCCATCTAAAGCAGGTTGTTCTGCTGTTTCCTTATTGCCTTTGACTAGGACTTCTTTTTCTCTACTCCCCGCACGGTAGACTGTAATACCCTTACATCCTTCTTCCCATGCAAGCATATAAGCATTCTCCACATCGTCTTCTGTAG